ATTAGCGGCACAATGTTAATTGTGAACCAAACGGGTAACAACTGGGTATTCTCAGGTACTGGGTATCAGAGTCAAGGATTTACCACTACAAGCAGTGGATCAATCGCCCTTGGTGGCACTCTAGATCGAATCCGCATCACCACAGTCAACGGCACAGACACCTTTGACGCTGGTTCTATCAACATTTTGTACGAATAAACACTTGACAAAATACACAAAATAGTGTATATTCCGCACTATTATTTACAGGATAAGCATTATGGCCCCTGAGCTACAAAAGTTTTACGATGAGGCTTTCACAATGATGGCTACCCAAGGGTGGCAAGACTTGATGGAAGACGTCAAAAAGATAGCAGACAGTTATGACAAGCTATCCTCTGTCACGGAAACGCACTCTTTGGATTTTCGCCGTGGACAGTTGGATATTCTTAACTGGCTACTAGGCCTTCGGGCCGCATATGAGGAAACTTACGACGATCTTACACAGGAGCTTCCATGAGGCGAATGTACGAGTTTGTTTGTGAGGACAGTCATATTTCTGAGGCTTTAGTGTCTTCAGACGTTCGGGAGGTTTCCTGTCGAATGTGTGGTAAAAAAGCAACACGAATAGTCTCAGCACCTGCGACGAAGCTGGAACCCTTTACAGGCTCATTTCCAACAGCTTATTCGCAGTGGAATCGCAAGAGAGCCGAGAAATTGGCAATCGAGCAAAAGCAGAATGCGTAAAAACTAAGTTTGCATTCATTTAATTAACTCCTAGAACCGAAATTACGGCAGGAAAGGAAATAGTATGGGTACGTTTGTAGAAGATAGTGAAGATAACGGCGGCGATGAACTCAGCACAGTTGAGCAACTCATTCAAACCGAGCCTACAGTTGAAGAGGCCAATCCAGTAGATGTTCCTAGTAAATACAAGGGTAAAAGCATTGAGGATGTCATCAAGATGCACCAAGAGGCTGAAAAGCTAATTGGAAAACAGGCACAAGAAGTTGGTGAAGTAAGAAAACTAGCCGATGACTTGATTAAACAGACACTATCGAAGCCAACTGCTCCTACTGAAGTTGAGCCTGAAATTGACTTTTTTGAAGACCCAAAGAAGGCAGTAAATAAAACGCTGGAGACACATCCCGACATTCTTGCTGCGCGTCAAGCTGCACAAGAGATGAAAAAGATGCAAATTCAGCATCGTTTGGCAACAGAACATCCTGATTTTCAGCAAATTGTTCAAGACGCAGGTTTTGCGGAGTGGGTAAAACAGAGTCCCGTCCGACTGCAACTATATTCAAAAGCTGATAGTGAGTATGATTTTGATAGTGCAAACGAATTGCTGTCAACTTACAAGGCTCTCAAGAATATTCAGCAACAGAAACAGGTCGAACAGGCCAAGAAAGTTACTGAATCTAGCTTGAAGGCTGCTGCTGTCGATACTGGCGGCACTGGGGAGACTTCTAAACGAGTCTATCGACGGGCCGATTTGATCCGTCTTCGCATGACAGACCCTGAGCGATATAACGCCCTTGAGAACGAAATCATGGCGGCATATGCAGAAGGGAGAGTGAAATAATGAAGGAAACAGACAGGGCTTGGTTAGCAGGTATTATTGACGGAGAGGGATGTATTTCTTTATTTCGTCGACACACTTACTATGTTCCTTCTGTTAAGGTAGCTAATACAAACGAAAAACTAATCAATCGTTGTAAAGAAATTTTAGATAAAGCTGGAATTGAATATTACATAAGATATTCTGATCGAGGCGAACGAAAGAACGCTAAACCAGCTTGGGAAATAACTTTAGAGTCTAGGCCACGAGTAATCGCAGTTTTAGATTTGGTTCTTCCTTATCTTGTTTCTAAAGACGAACAAGCCAAATTGGTTCTTGATTGGTGTTCTAAAGGTAAAAGAAACCCAACAGAAACAGAAGCCGTGTTTATTGACAACATTAGAGCACTTAACCAACGGGGTCGAGTTAAGTAATTTTTTCATTCTCTTAAGGAGTTTTTAAATGGCTACATATTTTGACGGCTCCAATGCCGTACAAACGTCCAACGTCACTGGTAAGTTTATTCCTGCCGTTTGGTCGGACGAGATCGTTGCTGCATACAAGAAAAACTTGGTGTTGGCTAACCTCATCAAGCGCATGAATTTCAAAGGCAAGAAGGGTGACACCGTTTACATCCCTAGCCCGAACCGTGGCACTGCATCTGCTAAGGCTGGTGCTTCCACTGTTACCATTCAGGCGTACTCTGGTAACAACAACATCACCGTGTCCATCAACAAGCACTATGAATATAGCCACTTGATTGAAGACATCGTGGAAACCCAATCGTTGTCTTCGCTACGTCAGTTCTACACTGATGACGCTGGCTACGCTTTGGCTAAACAAGTTGATACCGACATCGTTAAGCTTGGTCGTACTTTCAACAGCGGTACTGGCGCTCGTTATTCGGGCGGCTTTATCGGTGGTGACGGCACTACTGCTTACGACTACTCCACCAACAACGCTTCGTCGTTGACCGATGCTGCTATCCGTCGCACGATTCAGCGTTTGGACGACCAAGACGTTCCTATGGATGGTCGCTTCTTCGTGATTCCTCCTAGCAGCCGTAACACTTTGATGGGTTTGGCCCGTTACACAGAACAAGCCTTCGTTGGCGAGTCTGGTGCAGGTAACACCATCCGTAACGGCGAAATCGGCAACTTGTATGGCGTGCCTGTGTTCACCACCACGAACGCTGACACTCCTAACGCTGCTGATGACGGCTCTGGCGCTGCTAAAGCTGCCCGTGTTTGCTTGATGGGTCACAAAGACAGCATGATCTTGGTGGAACAACAAGGCATTCGCAGCCAAGTTCAGTACAAGCAAGAGTGGCTGGCTAACTTGTTCACATCTGACACAATCTACGGTGTGAGCGAGTTGCGTGACTACGGTTGCGTGGCTTTGGTGGTTCCCTCCTAATTAACGTAGGGGCTGGCTCAAAAGGCTGGCCCCGTCTATTCTTTTACTGGAGGAAATTATGGCTGCTGCTTCTTCTGTTGTTGTCGAACGAGGCAACAAACAATTTCAGGGTATGTTCTCTGAAATGTGGAAAGTGACCTGCACACTTGATGCTGGTTCGCTGGTTGACGGTGCTGGTGAAAGCGACACAATCGCTGTCCCCGGTGTTGCTCTTGGCGACATGGTGTTGGGTTTTGGTGTTGGTGTTGATCGTGCTGGCATCACAATTACTGGTTACGTTAGTGCTGCTGACACTGTCACTTTGCGTGTGCAAAACGAATCAGGCGGCACAGTTGACTTGGCTTCTACTACTGTCAAGTTGGTTGTTGCACGTTTGGGCTAATAAATAAATATTTGTCCCCTCTTCGGAGGGGGCTTTCTTATAAGACATAAGTGTTTTATAATAAAGCTGACGGACTTTTCCACAATCAGGAGTAAAACATGGCTAAATTTCGCTGTAAATCATCTGGCACAATTATTGAATTTACAACCCCTTATGACATTGATAGCATGAAGGGGCATCCAGATTATGAACGTTTGGATGAAGAAGGCCATGCTGTAGTTGAACAAGAAGAACATAAACCTCTTCCTTTTAACTCCCCGCAAAGGGGCCGACCTAAAAAGGCCAAGTGATGTCAGAGATCAGTGAAAGAGATTTCGGTAGATTGGAAGCAGAAGTACAAGCTCTCAAGTCAGAGCTAGACGACATTAAGACTGACGTTAAGGAACTACTTGCTTTGGCTAATAAGTCAAAGGGCGGTTTCTGGATGGGCATGACTATTGCTTCTATTGCTGGTGGTGTTATTACATTCTTTGTAGATAGGATTTTCAAATGAGTAGTGCTGTCGCTGGCAAATACGTTGCCCTTTTGTTTCTAGGCCGCGATATTGCTCATCGTGTCCATCTTAAAACACGTTCTTTTGCTGAACACATGGCTCTAAATGAGTTTTATGACGAGATTGTAGACAAGGCTGACCATTTCGCTGAAGCCTATCAAGGTTGCTACAACGAACTTTTAAACATCCCTCTTTTGAACAACGAATACAAAGGCAATATTGTCGATGTGTTGGAAGGTCAGAAGAAATGGATTGAAGCAAATCGTGAAGCCATTGTGCCACGTGAAAACACCGCTTTGCATAATATTATTGATGAAGCAGTGGCTCTATACGACAAAACAATCTATAAACTCCGTTTCTTGAAGTGAGGCCAATATGAAACAAAAACCCGCAAAAGTTGGTAAAGTGATGAAAGAATATAAGGAAGGCACTCTCCATTCTGGAAAAGGCGGTCCTGTTGTTAAAAGCCGTAAACAAGCTGTTGCCATTGCGTTGAGCGAGGCTGGCATGTCTAAGCCTAAGAAAAAGAAGTAATTTATGGCTCTGCCTACCTATCTTCAATTAGTCAATGAAGTGCTTACGCGCTTGCGTGAGCCTACGGTACAAACCGTATCTGAGAACACATTGTCTACTTTGGTAGGTCAATGGGTGAATGACGTTAAGCGTCAAGTGAACGATGCTTACGATTGGGATGCTTTGAACACATATATTGATGTCACTTGTGTCCCCAATCAATGGACAGGTTATTCTATTACTGGTGCTGGTCAACGATTTCGTATTAACGATGTGCTAAATGTTACTCGTTATTGGCCCATGTATGGTATTGATAAGCCTTCCATTGACCGTCTTATTTACATGGTGAACGTTCCTGTTCACAATCCACCTGTCAATTTCAACTTGGGTGGTGTGGACAGCAATGGGGATATGCAAGTGTCTTTCTGGCCTATTCCTAATAGTACAGACACCATTAAATTTAGCCTTATTGTGCCTGAAAACGATTTTTCTTCTGACAGTGACACCACAAAGATGCCAAGAGAGCCTATCGTTCTAGGCGCATATGCTCGTGCATTGGTGGAGCGTGGCGAAGATGGTGGATTGTCTTCTAGTGAGGCTCAAGCCATTTACAAACAAGTGCTGGCTGACTACATTGCCAATGAAGGCTCTCGTTCTCCTGAAACAGATAGCTGGGGACTCGTTTAATGTCTCAACAACTCCAAGCTTATGCCATCACTGCTCCGGGCTTTTACGGCCTGAACACGCAGGATAGTAGCCTTGATTTGGCTAGTGGTTTTGCTTTGGTTGCTAATAATTGTGTGATTGACCAGTATGGACGCATTGGCGCTCGTAAGGGTTGGACAAAAATAAATACCTCCACCAATAGTGATTTGGGGACAAATGATATTAAGATGATTGCCGAACTCATCCGAAATGATGGCACATCTTATGTTATTTTGGCTGGTAATAATAAACTGTTCAAACAAACCACCACAACGCTCACAACATTGACATATGGCGGTGGCGGTACGGCTCCTACAATTACAGCAAGCAATTGGCAAGCTGCGGCTCTCAATGGCTATTTGGTGCTTTATCAAGCTGGTCATGATCCGTTGATTTTTGATCCGGGAACA